TTCCTCCAATCGGATTTAGGAGCTGCTTGCCCTGGAGATTTCACGTCATTCAAAAGATCGCTTCCTTGCTTGCCCTGAACTGGTTGCGCCCTCATAAAAGGCTGATCACCAAAAACAAGGGAAGGGTCTAGCCCAAGCTTGCTTGCTGTGTTTTGATACTTAGATAAGTGGCCTTGCAAATAATTGTTGTAGCCATCCCTTAAGTCTCTCATTGTTTGAATTAACTGCGTCCTCATTTCAGGGGAAAGGCGAGTACCTGTTTTATATTGCTCTGCCGCTTGTTTTGCCCGCTCAATCAAGGATGCGCCAGCCGCCGTCAAAGCAAATTCTGATTCTTTAACCACCGAGCCAGGATCTAACGCCTTGTTAAATGAAACAATTAGTTTTTGATCGTCAAAGGCAGTTTGAGTTCTACTGTTAAGGCCCTGTTCAACTTGAGATAGGGTTTTATTAACTTGCGCCGCATCTTTAACAACTTGATCGCCTGCCACCTGTTTTTGCAAATCAAGAGTCAAACCTGTTTTGTATTGCTCATCTTTTTTCGCTTCCTTGCCTTGCTCGCCCGCAAGCTTCATACCCTCAAGCCTTAGATTATTATCAGCCGTTCTTTGTGTTGCCATGCTTGAAATGATATCTTTGTAATCAAGATTCTTAATTCCTTCCATTTGAAACATTGCATCCTTAGCCGCCATTGGTTGCATGCTTTTAATTTGGCCTCTAATTTGATCGGCAGTTGCCTTGTCGCCTGCAATTTCTGCTTCTTTTGCTTTGTTAGAAAGCACCGCTTTGTAAAGTAGATTTGCTTGTTGAGCTTTCTGGCTGTTTGGATCTTGATCGGCCGCCATTTGCTTCATTTGGAAGCCTTGAGCTAATGACTTCTCATTTTGAGCCGCATCTTGAGTCGCCCTATCCACTCCCTGTTTCCCTAAATTGTCTAGCACAGAGCTATCAAACTGCTTTTTCTCAGTCTGATACATTGCAGGTTTTTGCCCAAGATCCTGCATCCTGTTGGCTAACACAACACCTTGATTTTGAGAGTTGCCATAATCGGTAGCTGCTTTCCCTAAGACATTTCCAAGGCCCATGTAATCTTGTCTAGATCTGGCCGATTCCATTTGCTTTCTATTTTCTCTATCTACAAATTGAGCGCTGGCTATGGGATCATTAGCGATTGATTTTGGAATGACTATCTCGCCAGGGCTTGCCTGAATTTGCACCGTATCATTGGCAGTGTCATCCCAGGGATAGACCTCCTCACCTGGAATCATTCCGCCCGAAGCGTAGCAATCTTTGGCTTTGACCATACCGCCATGAGCAAATGCGCCGCCTACGGATCCACCCACTTGCGCGCCTGCAGCAACAGCCTCAGGGCTTTGGCCATAATACGCACCGGCCGCACCGCCTGCGATGGTTCCAATAGCGCCCATCGTCCCGCGCTTTCTAGCTGCAGCCTGTTCATCCTTGATTCGTTTCGCGTTAAGATCTTCAGTAGCCGCGTTGTAATTTTGGTTATATTGAGCGTTGTTAGCGCTTAAGACATCTTTTCTAAAGCCATATTTGCCTTGAGTATTCAAGTCTGAGACTTGGTTGTATCTGCCGGTATTTTGCTGATTAACATCATTCAAACCGCGGTTGTTGTACATCGAACGATTGACTGAGTTGGTAGTGTTAAATCTGTTGATAGCATCTTGCGCTTGAGCCTTGGCTGAATTTTCCTGAAAGCCTTGACCTCGAATATTACCGGCAAGGCCTCCCGCTTGAGCTGAACTATTAGCGCGATTGGCTTCCTGAGCGGCATTCCTTTCAAGGCCTGCTAGGGCTTCTCTGTCTGTCGCTGCTTGGCTTGCCTGAAGCTGGGCTACCAAGTCCATCCCTGAGCCGCCCATGCCTCTAGCAGCCATATTCTGTTGAATAGCGCCTAGCCGACCGGCGTTCTCTTTGGCCACATCTTGCTTAGTCTTAAGGCGGTCTAATTCGTCCCTAGCAGTGAAGCCTTCTCTACCTCTAGTCTCAAGCTCTCGAAGGGCATCATACTGTGCTTGCATCAAACGTGGATCGGTTTGAATGTTTTGCATCTCTGAAGGCCCAAGCTGTTCAAGCTGGCCTAATTCATTAAATGTGTACTGTTGCCCTTGGTCATAAACCGGAGCACCGCCTGAGACAAACTGTTGGGTGTTGATACCCTGTTGCCTAAGAGCTTCAGCCCTAGCCGCATTCTCGGCGTCTTTGTTTGTTTCTTTTGGCTTACCAAAAAGACCGTCTAAAAATCCCATTTTATGCTCCCTTTTAGCGAATTCTTGGCTTTATCCATTTGTCAATTTTTTTACCCGTAGCAGTGACACGACTGTCAATATAATTTTCGCTCGGGCTAGATGTTCGCATCGGTGGATTGCTTGGTAAATCATCTCTTCTAGCTGGACGATCTTCACTAGCAACCACTGGAGCGACTACTGTCGCGCCTGGAGCTGCATATTGACCGGCATTAAATGTTTTGTTTTTCTGACCTTGGTCAAAAGATTGCCCAGAAAGAGCCGAAAGAGCCTCTAAATCTGCAAGCTTGTTTTGATCCAAAACATCACCATAGCTCGCATCGTTTGCGCTTGCTATCGTCTTGCCAGCCCAGTTTGTGTTTTGCCCTCTATTCATTTGAGCTACACCAGTATCAGCTTGACCTTTAAGAGTATTGTACTGGTTAGTGATCGCGCCCATCACATCTTCTCGGTTTTTTCCCATTGTGTTTGTTAAGTCTGTTACGCCCGCGCCGTAGGCATTCTTAGAATCACCTAGATAGTCGCCTGAATACTGGCCAGCTAAACCAGAAAGCTTTTGATTTAAGGAATTACCGCCGTCTGCAGTTGCTAGAAAAGTGTCTAGCTTCCCCATTCCGCTCGAATAGGTAGGATTGTTTTTCCTAAAGGTGTCAGCCACAATTTTGCTTTGATTATTTGGGTCTTTAATCAAATTCAGACTGTCGTTTATGCGAGACTGTGCTCCGTAGGCATCTTGATATCCCATCTGATCTTCAAACTGCTTAGGTTTATTTTCTGTGGCTTTTCTCCAGTTGTCAAAAGATTGCTGTTGCGCCGCTTGGCCAAAGTTAGAGCCAGCGTTAGCCGCTTGTCCTGAGAATTGCTGCGCCTGAGCTGTATCGGCTTGCTTTGTCGCTCCGATTTGATCTTGTAAGCCCTTTGACCAAGTATCAATAGAGCTTTTATTTGAAGCAAATTGATTTGCAGTATCCCCAACAGCAGCATTTGCTATCTGTTCACCCGCGCCTTTGTTGGCATCAAGATATTGGTTAAGGTTTGTCCAACCACTGCCTGCAGTAGCACCGCCTGACATGTTAGAGCCGCCGCCAATGACGCCGCTTTGAGTGGAAGTGGTTTGTTTGTTTTCTTCGTCATCAAGTGGGTTTAATTGGTTAGCCATTTTTTCTCCTAAACTTGGGCGATTAGTCTTAAAAAGTATTTTTTTGTCGTATCTAAACCTATTAGCGTCACTGATATCTGATTAGCGTCATATAACCAGTAAACGGATACAGCCGCACTCGGAGTTGTATTGTCATCTGCTACAAATCTAGCTAAGAAAACGGCCGTTGGCACTTCATTTAACGCCCATTGCAGCTTAATTGGATAGACTTGACTCTTAGCTATTACTATATCATACCTTTTTGCTTTTAAATTATCATTGATGGTCAAAGCACCGTTTAAACATCCCACCGATTGATCTATAAACTGGTTGAGAGGAACTAAAAGCTTTTCAGAAATCCAAGGCCTCACATCTGAGGGGAAATCCTCGGTGAAAAACCTTTTGATAGAACTTATTTTTGCCATTACCTAGCCGTCCTTGTGCTTGTTGGAAGGAAGTCTAGCGCAACACCGCCTAGTTTCCAGTCACTCCCAGCTATTCTATGCTCAAACTTCACTGTTAAGTTGTTAGCCCTAGCGTTTAAGCGGGGTATGCCGACTCTAATTGGCAGAGGAGCACTATCTCCTCCCCATGGGCCATCGTCACAAGCTGAATATCCCCAACCACCCGAGCTGCTCGGTCCTGTAATGGTAATCTGATTGACGCCTGGGTTAGTGTCCCCTGAGAATGTGAGTGTTCCGGTTTTAATTAACGCGCTGTTGAATAGCATGTTAAGGGTTTGGTAATGCTTCATCCCTGCAGGGTTTCCTGCAAAGTCGGGATTCCATTCCATAGTGCAAGCAATCGCTTTGTAATGAAGCACCGGAAGGCCAGTGTTCCAGCTTTGTGAAAGATCAACCACACAGGTTCCTGCAGCTGAGTTGACAGATACAATGTAAGACGGATCCAAGCCAGTTTGTACAAGCAAATCTCCAGCGGTCATCGCCGCTGTCCCTGAAATAGTCAGCGTCGTGGTAACATAGGAAGACAGGGTGAGGCTTGCCTCGTAGTCTCTGAAGTCGTCTTGGGTAAAATCTTTAAACTCTTTCATGATCCTGTTGTCTGCAGCTGAGCCGAAGTAAAGCTTCCCGTCACTGGAAGAAACCAAACCGGAGCCAACAGACAAATTCCACTCCCAAAAATTTCTATTGAATACGTTGTAAACGTATTGCTTTGTTGCGTAAGTAGCTCCAGAGGTTTCTGGAACTGATAGAATGTAGTTGCCCTCTGTCTCATAGCCTACGCCAAAAGAATAGGCCTTTATCTGAACCAAGGCCTGACCATAAAGCGCCTGTAATTTGTTCTTTATGGCGTCCGAAACTACCTCAACCGATGTATCAGACACCGAGCAAATACCTGCCTCAAATAGGCCGTAGACTTGGGAGTTGAGAATGGCAATAGACTCTGGCGCCACTAACTTTGCTGTTGCGTCTAGTAATTGCACAGAGAAATTTGTTTCATTGTCACCGCGAAGAATATAAGTGCCATCTTTTGCCTTAAATATTAGAAGCGAATCCCTAATTGTGACTATCCTAGAGATTGGGTCATCAGAGTTTCCAACCCTTAATTGATTTTTGATCGGCACCGCCTCGCCTTCAGATTGCTTAGAAAACATTAAACCGTTCCTGAAAGCATCGCTCTTAGAAGTTTGGTTGGTAGTTGCGGCGCTTGTAAGCTGTGGGTTAAAAGCTGCTTGATTGCTTGAGACCACACTAAATGAAGAAGCCCCCAAAGTTCTAGCTTCTATCCTCACCTTTCCAGGCAAGTCATCATCTGAAACCGTGGCAGAATAGGCGTAATATAGTGAGCTTCCTTGGTTCACTACTGAAATAAAGCTCTTGATTGTGGCGTCGATATCCGAAGCCGTAGAAACGCCGCTTGTTAGCTTAAAGTTTTTAGATGCCACGTTTTCAGCCGCGGCCGCCGTGTAGACTTCAGAGCCAATAGTAATTGTGTTTCCTATATCAAGGACGCCACTTGCCCCAGACTTCACGGAAATAAGCGTAAAGCTAAATCTATGAAGTGATTCAGTGTCTGCGTAAAACAGAAAGTTTTTAAAGTTTGCAAGATCCGAGCATAGCGGGGGAGGAGCATTGTTATTTATAAGGCCTTGCTGGCTCGGCGCTGTATAGATAGTGCTCCCTAAAAGGGCATTAGGTGTGATGTCATAAAAGCAAAAAGCATTAACGCCGCGAGTGGTAATCGTACCGCTCCCCGTGGTGGTTATATTGATAGCAGTGCCACCGAAAGTGCTTGCCAGTTGGAACGTATTCGTAGTAACACCTATAACAAAATAATCAGTTAAAGCGACAAACGGGGCGGGAAGAGTGGTTGATGCCGCTATCTGTACGATAGTGCCATTTTTGTAGCCATGAGAGTTGCTTGTTAAAGTTTCAGCCACTGTGTCCACTGAAGAGATCGTCTTAATGGCCGTGGAAAACATGTTACTATCTATGGGAATCTCATAACAAAGCTGAAGCTCATCGTCTATGACTCCCGTTGAACCAGTTGCAAATTCATCAGAGCGATAGATTTGAGCTATGTAAGTATTGTCTATGGTGGTTGGAATGAAGCCTTTAACCACTACGTTTCTGGTGTTTCCCGAGCCCGCATTATCGTATGTCACCCGACCTGAAACACCGCCACGGACAAAGTTGTTATTCGCGTCATACCGCCCAATAAAATGCCTATATGCAACTTTTTTGTTGTTTGATACAGCCGTTCCGACCACTGTTAAGTCGGCAGTCAAGGCCATATCAAGCGCGTTTGGGATTCCCGCGCTGTAAAGTGTTCCAGTTGCGGAGTCGATCTTCTTAACACCTGTGGAGGATGTGATATAAAGATTCTGAGATAGGTTAGTAAACCTTGACACTAAAGCATTCGCTGGCTTGATTAGAGCTCCGTTAGTCACCCAACCTGAGGAGTAGTAATTTAGAGTCGAATTATAAATGGCAAAAATATAGCCCGAGTAGTCAAATAAGCGAGTGGCTCGATAGCCTGCCGATGGAAGGCCAGTACCTAGCTGGCCGAATCCCCTTCGACACTGTGCAAGGTTAAGCTTTGTAAGATCCAAGTTATTTGCAATGGATAAAGAGCCTGGAGGCACGCCAGAAATATCGCTATTCGACGTGTGAAGGCCTTTTATTGTTAAGTTAAGACTTTGGGGCATGATTCACCTAAAGAGAAATGGTTGACCGTTTAGGAGCTCCTAGCACCCTGACACCTAGAAATGAGACTACGTTTGCTTTGAGCTGCTCGGCTTTCTGCAATCCGATTTGAAGCGGGCCAGCGTCACCTAGATTCTCTAAGAATTCATTTGCTACCATTTGAACCATTAGCGGAAAGCAGTTGTCTGGGATCTCAAGATAGCTGGCAAAACCATTTAGAGAAACTGAATCACCTATCGCCAAAGTGCTAGGGATATCTGACACCGAAAACGTAATGGAGCTTGTGGTTAAAGCCGATGCAGTTAGCGCAGAGCCTAAAACCCTATGACCATTTTCTCTAGACGTAAATTGAAAGCTATTTGCAGTAGTCCAAGCAGAGGGTGGGACACACGAAACAACGCCCGAGGCAATCGCCGTAATAGTCGCTGTCGCAGTAGTAAGCACTAATTCACTCGGCGCTTTGTAGTAAGACAAAACTAGCGTGTCTCCACTTGCTTGAGGAGTGGGATACAAAACCACATTCTGGCCTTCCAAGTAAAAACTGTTGGGCGTCCCTGTGTTTGTCGTGTCGATATCACCTGGATCAATCCTTTGAAGATCTACCAGGTTCGTACTAGTCAGGATTTTTACTTCCCGAAGCGATAGGCCAAAGCTGTTAGAAGGGACAGCATAGGAGCTAGTGCCTGCCACAATGCTTTGACTCGCTTTAGCTACATAGTACTCTTCTTTTAGATTAAGAATTAAAGGCACCATTTGAGACATTAGAATATCGTTAGAAGTGTCTAATATCTCGCTATCGGTATACCTGCCTTGAGGCAAGGTTGCCTTGATATTAACCTGGCTGATTAATCTTTGAGTATCGTAAGGCATAGCTTACTCTCCTTTGGAACCTTTGATTTTAGAGTAAAGCTCCATTAGCATTTCCATGTCCTCTTGTGGAATAGCTGGAGCATTGGCTTCATCCATCTCATGCTGGCCGCTCTCGCCTTCGGTTTCCGCATCCTCTGGATGAAGTTTCATCTCTTCTTCAGGCTTGGCAACAGCAATGACAGTTTCCTTTTTCTTAAAAGGCTCAACCATTTTCTTTTCTGATCTGCCGATGATTTCATCTAAAATTCCATTGTCAGCTTCATCAACCATTTTCTTAAGATTCATTTTCATATTTTCCTCCTTAAAATTAATGCTTGCATGTTGTTTCCTTGTTGTTTGTTATGTCGTGACGTGAGCCATGCTAAATACTGTTCTAGTTGTTGACGTTGTTGCGCCTGAACCATCTGTGTGACACCTAATTACATCCCCAGCGGTTAGATAAAACACTCCCGAGACACAAGCAAATACATCGTTTGCTGTCGGGCTTGCTATTGCCAGTCTGTTGGCCGCTGTAATACTTGCGATGTTTGTTGTTAATTGTGCTGAGTTTTTACTAAGCCCAATATTTCCCCCAGCGGTTAAGGCATCACAATAAACAATCGAGTACATTCCAGTTTTGTTAACAGTAAAGGATGCTCCATTAGTTGCATCGTTTGCCGTGGTAATGTTAGTGCCAGTTGCGGCCGTTGCAGTAGTAAACTTTCTGATACATGTATTAGTTGATCCATAGCCGTTTTGTCCTGACCAAGCTAAATAAGACGGTGTGTTATTTACTAGGTTAGCGACATCTATTGGATAGCCAACTTGTGCGCCGGCTGAGACTTTGCGGACTCGCCATCTCCACCCAGCGGCGTTCAAAGCCGACCATGCCGTGCCGTTGCTTGCGTAAGTAGCATTACTAGGCGTTTGTCCGCCTGCGCCGAATTCAACCAAAACGCGATTTGGATTGGCGGCCGTTGTGTACCATTGAATACCGAAGTTATTTGAACCTTGTCTGATTGGTGGAAATAATGCTTGCGCTGGCACCCAGTTTCTATTGTTATCCTTAATTTCTAAGACGACTGTATCATTTGGTTGATATGCTGTAGAGAAGTCTACGTTTCTTGAGTAGGCCGTACCTACAGCCCAAGACGAGCTAAATTGAACGCCATCAATTCCTGCTTGGCTCCCAGATGTTATAACTGACGCCGTTGAGGTTACGTCAGAATTCGAGCAAAATTCCTCAACCGCCCGATCTGCCATGGTTACGTTGGAGGACCAGCCGGTGATTGGAATGGTAGCCTGGATTTTTAAGTAGGTTCCTGTACCAAAAGTAGCACTTGCAGAGGCAACCACTGTGTTAGGCGTATTATCCGCCGCCACTGTAAAGGATGTTGTGTAGGCACCACCAACTATTGCCATAAAGTTGTTTCTAGTAATGGCGTCTGATTTTATCTCACCCACACGAGCAATAGTTGACATTATTTTTGTAGTATCAACGGTGAGTCCAGTAGGAAGCGTGATTTGTGGTGTTACGGCGGTAGAGGTTCCAGTCTGAACCACCCCTGCAATGTCTACAGAATCTCCGTTTCTTCGCCAAAGAAAGCCAACATTGGATGCTGTCCCAAACCCCGTAAATGTCGGAGTGTAACTCTGCCAGTCTGTAATCGCCGCGCCTACTCTAATTGGCTGAGAGCCTACGAAGAGAGTATCTACACGAATAGCGGCGTTACTCACTAAGTGCCTTAGCCTCACACAGTATACATCTGAGGCCGTAGTGCTATCAGGCACAAAAAAGCCGTTAAATGTGGTCGTGCCAGTTGGAAGTTTAGCACTTACTGGAGTAGTTCCACTTGATGCATTGCCTGCCACTGAAATTATGCTCCCATATACGCCCGCTGAAGTGTAGCGAACCACTACAACGTCCCAGTTTCCATCGGCCGTGACACCATTTACATCAAAAGATATTGAAATAGGCTTTCCTAGGTCAGTGCCCTCTAAAGCGAATGATGGGAATTGTATAAACGCCGTACCCGTTGAGTTGGTATCTGCCATTGAGGTTAGATAGTTGTTACTCCCTCTTAGCAAGGTTGACGCGCTGCTTGTTATGGTATTTGAGGAGTTTGATCTATGGAATGAAACCAGATCAACTAAGTTTCCGCCTACTGCAATAGTAGAGCCTGCATAACTGGGAGCCACGTTCGCTTCACTGTATGTTTTTAAGTAATTCTTTTGTGGAAGTTCATTTAAGCCGCCGCCAATTGACGACCATATTCCATTCGCATAGCCCTCAAAGCTGTTTGAATCAGTATTAAGTCTAACTTGACCTGCTACCGCTGTCGGTCTTTGTGCCGCTGTTCCGGCTGGTAAACCTAATGCGCCTGTAGCGGAGTTTGCAGACAGTTCAGAGTCAACAGACCATGATGCCGCACTTGTGCCAGAAGCTAAAATACAAGTTATGATAGCACTATCTTGAGGCTGCATAGCTATAACTGTATTAGCGCCACTTGATCTTACCGTTACCACTCCCGTTGATAGGTTAGTTATTCTAAACTGATGGCCTAAAGCTAAAGTAGCAGCTACGGGGAGATCACAGTTTTGAGTTGTTGCTCCAGTGAAAAACTGATTTATTTTACTTGCTACGGTTAGGGTAGTTGTACCGGCAGCCGTTGCTGTTGTTGTATAATTATTTACTATGTTATTTGCAGAAAGGTTTTGGTTAGCATCCCAAGCTGCGAAGGCTGAAGCTCCTTGAACCGTTGGAAGTGCTGAAACAGCCGTTCCACCGTTAGCTATAGCAGTAATCCCAGTTGTCCCAACAGGAAGGTTTGTAAACGTATTAGATGCGCCCGACATGGTCTTATTTGTGAGCGTATCTGTCGAGGAGATCGAAGGAATATCCACGCCGCCAATCTGCAGTCTGTCAGAAGCGTTTAGCCTTAAAGCAATGTCAGCATTGTTTGCCGCATTCCTCCAGGCTATGGTGTCTAAATTGGCAAAGCGAATGATTCCACTCGCTGCAATATTTCCTACACTGTTTTTGATGTATGGGACTACAAGGCCATATGTAGTACCAAAGTTTACATCTGCAGTTGTTAGCACAAAAGAGCCGCCAGCCTTGCTTAAAGCGTTGCCAGCAACAGCGATTAGAAAGTTAGAGACATTCGTACCCCATTGCCGTTCGCCGACAACAGGGATTGAATATGTTGAGCCGTTAAAGGTAACTGAAGTTGACATGATTACCTCGAAATGTTGGCAAAGTAAATCTTCAAAGTGTCATAAGTGCCGGAGGTTCTGACCACATTAACGCGCCAATAAACCGCGTCAACACCAACAGCCAAAGCTGTTACTGTGCTATTCACGTTCCAAAAGACGTTTGACGATGTATTAACGATCGACGTGGTTGTTGCAAAATCTTGCCAGTTGGTATTGTCTAGCGAGTATTGCAGCGTCAAAGAGCCGGTAAGAGTGGTAGACGTCCAAACCGCTTGTGCGCTGATCAATTTAGAATAGTCAGCCGTAAATGGAACGGTAGTCGAAGCAACTACCGCCGTCGAGTTATAACTAAGTGTAGTAAGTAAGGCTACGTTGCTCATTAGTTCCTTCCTATAACAACCGGAGCACCGGCAGGGCCGCCAGCGCCTGTGGTCATATATGATGCCGACAGAGTGATAGGAGCACCTGACTTAGCAAGCGCGATGTTATTTCCAATCGTCCCAGGGATTCTACAAGAGATAGTTACCACTCCAAGGGCTGAAGTTGCTACTATGTAAGCACCGGCACCTAAAGTGTTGTTGTTGATCGCCGCTGCTAGAGCTGCTGCTGCTACTGTATCACCGCCCGTCACTAACACATCTACCGCTGTCGCCGTATTGCTTGATGGCGAAGCTGTAAAAGTAAAAACTGTCTGGCCGATGGTTACTGTGTTAGTTGCTACAACCGTTGATAGTGTAATAGTCCCAGTAGCGGCAACTGGGTTAGCTGTTGCAGCATAGACAGACACCGAGCCGAGCTGAGAGCCTAGTTTAAATCCTCTAATCAAGTTCTCAATTCTATTTAGGTTGCTATTTGGCTGGCCTGATCTTGTAAACTCTGTTGCGTCTTTTGGAGTATTGATTATTACGGACAAAGTGGGCATAAAAATTTCCTTTTTAGAAAAAAGGCTAGCCAGATTTAGCCAGCTAGCCCGTTTGTTAGTTCACATTTTAAAATTAAGCTGAAAGTTTTAAAGAATCTGAGCGAGTCATGTACACCATAAACCCTGGTCTTTCACAGAATACGCCCACGGTATCAGAGAACATTCGCATTTCTTTAGCTGAAGTTGATTCAAGGTCGAAGATAATATCACCGTCTTTAGCAATTTGTGCGGTCGCTTCTGTTGAGCCGATTACATAAGTGTATTCTGGACACCATAGAAGAGAAACGCCGTCTGGGATAAATAAATGGGGCTTGACTTCTATAGTTCCACTTGCGCCTAAAAAGGTTAAGTACTCAAACCCGTTTTCAGCCTTGTTGGACTTGCTTGCGCCGTATGTAACAAGAGCCGCTTCATCGGAAACGAGCTTTTGGAAAGCTGAAACTGGAACGTAGCAAACAAGCTTTTTGCCAACACATCCTTTTTCAGCCGATTTTGCCGCACCGTCCAGGATTTTGCCTAGAGTTATTGCAGAAGTTCCTAAAGAATAGGTGTTTGCCGACCATAATGGGTAAGTTGTTGCTGATATTCCAAAAAGAGACCCAGAGTTTTGGGCGATTGAAAGTAGTCCGATGCGGCTAGTCACTGTGTAGTCGCCTTTGAAATAAAGGTAATCGTTAGCGACAACAGCCGCTGAAGTTCCAGAAACCGTGATGGTTCGGTTAGTGATATTCACCGCTGTTACTGTCAAGTCACCGTTATGCTGAGAGCCAGATGCCGTAGTTGCGGTCAGTTTAGCGGTCCAAGCTTGAAGTACCGCGCCGATCAAAGAAGATGCAAGGGCTGGGATAAACGTATCTTCAGAAATGGTAAGTGTGCCCGAAGAGTTAGCAGTAATTTTCCCTAGGCCTTGATCGCGTCCTAAAAGAGCATGGTATTCTTCTCTCATTCTGAACGAGTCAACCATTGGAATAAACTTACTATCAGAGAACGAAGCAAATGCTTGATCTGTGCTTTTAGCTCTTGCAATAGCATCATAAGAAACTTGAGACTGAAGAATCAAAGAGTAGCCACCAACAGTTGCCCGAGCAGTTGCTTGAGTGTTGGCACCGTTAAGAGTAACAGATCCTTGACCTTGTGAAAATCCTAGTTCTGGTGCAAGTTGAACGTCAAATTCAGCGGAAGCGCCTAGTGCTAAGTCGTTTCGAAATTTTACTGTTCTTAAAATGTCGGCCGTCATTGGAACAATTTGCGAGATCTCTTTGTTGTAACGCTGCTTAAATCGAGAAGCTAAATTTGTAGGTGTGTTTGCGCCTAAAGCCATGATTATTACCCTTTAAAATAAGTGTTTTTTGATAGTTTTGATTAGTTTCACTGAAAACGTGATCTTTGATTCATTCGCCAATTGGTAGAATGATCTTTTTTGGTTTTCAATTCGCCCGAGGGTAGAAATGAAAAAGAGTAGATTTGATCTACTCTAATTTTACGAACTGTTTTTTTAAATTGCAAGCTTTTTTATCTTGACCTCAACTCGTGAGGGTCAACAAATGATCTTTGGCTAGGTGATCTTGCTTCCCAAGAGCTGGCAACTTGCGGTGCTTCCACTTCTCTCGCTTTTTTAATTCTAGAAAGGTCAGCTCGCCTGATTTTCTGGACGATATCCTCGCCTAGAAATGAGATTAGGTCATCTCCCTCAAGCTTATTTGCCAAAGTGTGATAGGTTTTAATGTTCTTTTTTTCAACGTGACTTGCAAGCTCTTCAGGGCTCACATCATAGCCAGCGTCCTTGCATAGCCTCATGTGAAGGGCCATTTCTCTTAATGTTTGCGCCGCCACTTCAGGCTCTTTAGAAAGAGGACTTAGTTCCATAGCTTTTGAGAGGGTGTTAGCAATGACCTCTCGGCGCTGTTCAACTAATTGGCGCTTCTCTTGTTCCGCCTTGGTTTCTTCAACTTCCCTATCCTGATTTTCACGGGCTTCTATCTTCTTTCTAAGATCGTCTATCTCTCTATCTCTAGGGTCAGCATATTTGATTTCTTCGTCAATCTTTTGAGTGAGTATTTCCATAGCAAACTCTTTTAGGTCTATGGGAAGCCGCGGGTCCATAAGTATTTTCTTTGGATCAGTCATCAAAAGATGCTGAAACTCGGCTATTTCTTTTCTTTGTTTTGCCGCTTCCCTTAATTTTTCATCGGCAGACAAATATTTCTGATAATCTCGAAGCACATCGTCTTCGTATACGTCGACCTCTCGACCGTTCACCTTAGCTTTTAGCTTGCGCCTTTCCGCTTGGGCTGTGGTTTCTGTCGCTTGAACTTCACTTGAAACTGCTTCACTTGCCGGTGCATCGCTCGCCGCTACGGGTGGAGTGGATGCAGCTTGTCCTTCACTCATGCTATTTGTCCTTCAATTGGTTGAACTGCTTGAACTGCTTGATCAAGAGCTTGCTGTGCCTCGGGTGGCGCGTTGCTTGGAACGTTTGGAAGGCTAGGCATTCCGCTATCAGGAGATCCTATCCCAGCTTGTGGTCCTGGAGGAGGCATAGACTGAGAAGGTAATGGCTGAAGGCCTAATATCGCCGCAAGGTCGGGGTCAATGGACTTCATAGAAGCAATATGCTCTTGAATGTGATCTAAAAGATTTTTCATGATCTCAGGATTCATTCTGATTTCTGGATCATTCGCCAAAGCTTTATGCTTCATAATATGCTCAGGATGGTTATCAGTGATCATCACGGGCGGATTGGCGTTTCTTCTCAATGCCTCATTCTCTAACCTAATCAAGAGGCCATCTTTAAAATCATCTTCAGTGATAGAATCAATTTGGCCAGTTCTAAGGAACTCCACGATTACCTTTGGATCCTTGACGATGCCAAATTGCATCCATTGCTGAATCATTTCTTGCCTGCCTGCATAGTTTGAAAGCAGTGGATTGCCGATATCAATAGTCACTCGGTCGATGCTCATTACATCTTTTGAGCTGAATTCTTTGGCCTGAGACTTCTTAGAAGCGCCGCCGATGTATGCTATTCGCTTCTCTGTGGCGAAAGCTTGAATATTGTGGATAACTATCGTTCCAAGGTCGGCCGCAGATCTTACATAGTTCTTTTGAATACTGTCGGCACTCATTACCGAGATAGAAAGCATCAAAGCTAAGCTTGTTCCTGACTTCAGACTAGATTCAGGATTGCCCCTAGTAGTGGCATTCACTCCCGAGATAGTTTGCATCACCGCTTCATAGCCAGCCAGTAGCTTATAAGACTCAGGGCTTGAGCCTGTTAGCTGAAGTGGCTCTGGCTTTTGGGCTGAAACGACTAGATTGTATCCTTCACTGAGACGACTAATATCAACCGCACTCGGCGACCAAATGGACTGGTTATTAAAATGTAAATTATTTGTAAGATTTGAAGAGTAAAGCCTATCAATCGCTTGCTGAATGCCATAAAGCGATGTTGCTATAGAATCCCCTGTAACCGTCCCTTCCGTTCTACCAGGGGCAAATCTAACGACTGGCAATGTTTTATATGGAAGTATCGTATCTTCTAAAACTGTTTTGCCGGCAATTAAAGTGTACCGACCTTTTGGCAGGCTTGGGCTTCTATCGTGGAGTAAATGGTAGACATAGATTGAATCATCATCATCATATCCCGCGACATTTTGATTAAACGGAGTATTTAGATAGCCATTCGCAAAGCCTGGGTATTCTATCGACACCGCTTTAATGGCGTCTTGCTTTTTTTCATCATCAGCATAAAGAGCCGCTAAGTCGTACTTATTAACAGCCAGCTTTACTATAAAATAAGGGCTATTTTCTAGGGTAGGATGCCTTGCAATATCAAAAGGATTTAGCAAGTAAAAAGCTTGATCGCCGTTTCTGATCGTCTCACCTTCGACAGTTAGCTCGCCTTGATGTTTGTCCCACGGAGCATAAACGTATGAATCACTCATAACAAGGCCGATTTCAACCATGCGAGACACGACTAAATTCATGTCTTTTTCATCGGCGTAATATTCCAAAAGGCCTTTGGCTAGGTCTGTCTCATTCATCGCAGCCGCATCGCTATTTCTGCTCTTTGGAACATATTGCAGCTTACTTTGAGTGGTGATCGAGTGAAGTCTTTGAACCAGTGATTTGAAGTGGTTCACTGACATTTTCGCTTTGACTTTATCGCTATCTATAGAGATGCCGAAGTCGCCATAAAACATGTCATACATCTTTTGTGCTCGTTCACCGTAGCCAGTGACCGAAAGCCATCTTTGATGCTTTTCCCATTTATGGGTTATTTCGTTAGCAATCTCTGATTCAGGTGCGCGGGCCCAATACTGATTAGCCATAAATGGCCTCAGATTTCCCCAAGCAGCGCGAGGTTCGATTTAGGCTGTAATTGCCTATGGTATTTCTCTTTATGAAGGCCAAAATTACTTGGGAAAGCGTCATACATGACCTTTGCTTTAAAGCCGTACAGCAGCGCGGCAATTAAGTCACAATGGTGTTTTTCATTCCTTGAAAAATCATCACGGTTTTTGTTAAGTTTCCCATATTTTAGCTGGTTAATGCCATCGGCGCAAGTGCTGTTTATTTCTATCACATCATTCTGGAAGCCAACCCTTAGAGCCTGTAGGGATGCATCGAAACTTCCAGGGCCTTTTTGTGCTATCATATGCTCAAACTTCAGGCGGGATAGCTCTATAGAAACCTGGCCCGAGCAGTCTATCACTCTGTCGTGACGTCCATTGGTTTTGTCTTTTTCGAATTCTAAGCAAAAATCCCTGATCTCTTGAATAGAAGTGTTTGGAGGCATCAAGTGACTTTTATAGAGCACGTACTTGTTTCTCTTCGTGTCCCAGTAATTAAGCCATATGCCGTGAGGATCAAGGGATCCACCAAAGTCTATGCAGGTTTGCCAGTTAGCGAATGCCGGCGGATCAATCTTTACAACATGCCTTTCCTGAAATTCAGGCACCGCAACGGATGTAGTTGACCTGAATATCTCGGCTAAGTACTCCCTTCGCCAGACTTCCTCTGTCACTTGCTTTTTGATCTTCTCAATCTGTTCGATGGACAGATAAGGATTCTCATAAATGGTGTAATTGCTGACCGCTTTTTTAAGCTCAAGCTCTGGCAGCAAAACAGTATGAATATAGTGATCCTCATCAACGCTCGGTGTTGTATTAATAAGCACCTTTGGATTGTGCCTTAACCTTTGTGGATTGATTACCGACTGCCAAGCATAACTAAAAGCTTCAGAATCGACAAAACAGCCCTCTTCAATGACTATCAAGCCCTTGGCATTCCATCCCCTATATTTATCAATGTGAGCTCTTTCTAGTGTGCATAGCCTTAGCTCTGATTTACCTATCTGCCAGCGATATTCACTTTTTTTCCTATGGATTAAACCTTCAGGAGCAAATAACAAAATTGGCGCGAGTCCATCATTTACGATGTCTTTTAGCTTGTCTTTCACCGGACCATAGTAAAGCACTCTTGAACCAGGATTTTTTAAGCAAGTTTCAATTGCAATGTCTAAGCCTAGATGAGTTTTCCCAAGCTGCCTGGAACAAAAGACCAAATATTCATCACTGCCTGACTTGATCCATTTTTGTCGCATCTTCTTTTGGGTTGAATGAAGTAGAAACTCCATAGACCCTCTGGAAAAAAGCACATTACACCTAAAGATTTCCTCATCAGTCATGGTGTTTATGTCTAAGGGTTTTTCAGTCCTCATCTTCCATGAGCTCCCGCTCTAATCCCTCAACGTGATGCTCGGCAAATTCTGCCTCAAGCTGCTCAGTGCTTTTTCCCATCATGGCTACTTGCATATTTTGGGCGAATAGATTAGGGACAGGCGCATCGTCTTTTGGAGCTGCAGGCTTGTAATAGGAATATTCCATAACAAGCTTTAGTAGGGCCGCCTTGTCTGATACTGAAGTCTCAGGATCGGCAAATAGCTTGACAAGCTCATGAACAATATCAAAGTTTTTAGCCTTGAGCTCTTCCCTAAAGCTGAACGTGATCTTGTTGGGCGTGCCCTTTTTACGGCCAGCATTTGCAGGCTTAGGAGTTCCTTTTGGTACGCCCTTCCATGCCATTTATAACTTACCTTAAGAAATGTTTTAAAGGTTTTTAAGACTCATAGAACTTTTAAGAGATTTGTAATCAGATTCTATCTGGCTGATTCTTTTCTCAACAGCCTTTATTTGTTTTTCTTCGCGGTTCTCGAGATAAAAAATTACCACCAAAGCGGCCAAGGTAAAACAGAGCGGAAGAGACATCGCAAGACTTGGGTATTTAATTACCGCTGCAGTTTGGATGAATGCCATTAAAAATAGAAAATTAATTGCTTTCAATTTTTTGCTCCCTGTAATATTCCCAGCTTCTTTTTTGAACCTTACCTAATGATATCGCAGGCCTATCCGGCGCATTTAGTTGAGTCATTCGCGTAACTACGCCGTTTACAATTTCAAGCTCGAAAGAGACAGAGAGAGAGTCTGTTCCTTTCACGCCAAAGGCCACGGCTGATTTACAATTAAGCTTTTTTGGGTTCATACGGAAGCTCCCTATATACTAAATTAGCGTAATTATTTCCGTGATATATTGACGCAGCCACCTCCACATCGCCGTAAAAATCTTTTAACCAAAGTTTTGTGGTATTTTGATCGTGAATTATAAGGCCGGCAGACATTAATATCTGAACGTTTTCAGCGCTTGTTACTATAGTTGCGTTCTTAGCACCGTAAAATTCTATTTTGTTCAAAAACGAATCATAAAGATCAAAGGCATCTCTAGGCGAGTATTTCTTGATTATACCTTTTACTTCATGAGGTTGCTTGTTTGTAAACAAATAGCAAAAAGCATAAAACATGTCTTTAATTTCTCGACTAAGCCAACTTAGCATTTCGTTTCCTCTTGGATTGGCTCAAATATGCCCGTGACAGCCTTTAGGAATGTGTCCCTAGCCTCTGGCCCTTCTTTGGCTTCCAAGTGAACAGCGATAGAGTTAAGGGCTTCCTGATTCATTACTTTTGCGTTAGCTGAGACATCAAGGGGAATGCCCTTTACATCTCTTTCAGCCGCTTCCAGTAAAGATAGGATTAGATAATGGGCCTTACCGATGTCCGTTAGGATTTTGGTATCTAGAGAGTCTAGCACTAAGCTTTTTTTGACCTCTTTGGCCTCAATGTCAATGGTTTCTGCATTCATTCGCCCGTCCTAAATCTGTAAATCTCTTTGTGGATAGCTGTTAGTAATTCTACAATAGAGTCTAGTCGTTCGATTATTTGCGCTCGATCTATTTCCGCCTCTCTTTTTTGCAGAGAATCTAAAAATGGCCTATGGCTTTCGTCTTTAAAATTCACATTACACCTGCAAATTAGTAGTACCCCTACCCTACCCCACCCTACCTAGGGTAGTCAAGCGATTAAATGTTGAGTGATTTAGTCGGGATTTATAATTTCGATTCTGTTGCGTTTCGTTTGCAAACCATGCCTAGGTATATCTTTTGGTTTAAAATCAATTCTAGACTACTTTTTGTTCTTCTGAGAGGTATTCCTACAAGCTCTCGCGATTGTAATCCAACACCCCTCCCACTCCTTGTATAAAGTTTCAGCAATATCAAGCGGCATGTCGCCTGTAATCTCTCGCTCGATCTCACTGGCGCGCCGAAACTCTTTAGGGAACTCCTCGTGAAGGGATTCGAATCTTTCCTGTGAGATAAAAGTTTTTAGATAGGACTCGACTTGATGCATCGCATCGAATGCCTTGCAAGCCCTGTCATAGAGTAGATTAGTCATTGGATTCCTCATAGGAGTTTATCGCGAAAATATGGTTTAGTTTGATGGTTCCAGTTTTGCCGTAGCGGTTTTTTGCTACAAACAATTCGACTTCCTTCAAACTAATGTCCTCTTTGTGAAGAATCATGACAACATCGGCGTCCTGTTCAATGCTGCCTGAGTCTTTTAGATTTGCAAGTGTGGGCATCATAGGCTTGCCTGATTTCTCAGACTCTCGGTTAATTTGAGCTAAGACGATTACAGGTATGTTTAAATCCCTCGCTAGTTTTTTCAGCTCATCGCTCGCCTTTGACACCTGTTCTTGTTTTGTGGCGCTACCCTTGACGCGCACCTGTTGCAAGTAGTCCACGATGATTAAATCAACTCCAGACTTGCTTTTTGATCTGTGCGACACTGAGATAAGTTGATCAAGGTTCCATCCAGATTTCTCATCTGCCATGCAGTTAAGTTTTGAAAACTCAGCACACCCAAAAGAAAACCTATCTAGCTGCTCGTTTGTAAAGTTTCCAGATTGTAGGGCTTGATTGCTAACCTTGCCTAGATTAGAAACCCATTTTTCAAACAAATCTTCCTTGTCCATCTCGTTTGTGAAAAACAATGGATTAGCGCCTTGTTTCATTGCCTCAAGGGCCAGGAAAGCCGAGAATGTCGTTTTGCCGACACTTGTCCTAGCTGCCACAACATACACCCTTCCAGGCTGAAGGCCCGAAAGGCAAGCATCAAGAGCTTTGACATTTGTTAGATATCCAGATTTTTTCCCCTCAATGGAATCTTCGATTCTATCTCGAATTCGGTCAATGCCAGCTTCCGCTATCTCTGGCCTAGAATATGTAGTTCTACTTTCTTCCACGAGCGCGTTCATTTTTTTAGTGATTTCGTTTATTTGATTTATATAACCCTCATAGGATTCGCTGATTGGGGCTCTAAATCCATTGGATGATAAAGTCACTAGATCGGTAAACATGATCTTAAGCTTTTGCCATTTTGCTGTTTGATCAATTAGAAACTCATAGTTGATAGACCACGGGGCGTTTGTTGTAAGATCAATGACAAGTCCAACAAGCTCTTTAGGAACCATCTCACATATTGTCGCCATATCTACAGGCATCCCTTTGTCTGCCATCGTCTCAACACACTCGGCAATTTTTTGGTGCCTTGGGTCTTGAAACAACTCTTTTGAAAATCCGGAGGCTTTTGCGTTTTTCCAAGATTCATTGAAATCTCTAATGACTATGCCTAAAACTGTTTCAATACCCGTCATCTATGATCTCTCCCGTAATTCTTTGTTTGGGGTGAATGGTCGAATCGGCGTTGTCATATAACCCTGAAAGAACTTTGTCACGAAAATCTGGCTTCAAAGCCATCAGAAATGGAATTTTCTTTTTCCTTGCCCAGTCAGATTTCTTAAGTTTGCCAAAAACGTCCTTCCAGGTTTGTAGATCTGGAGTGATTAATAATTGATCATTGATGTTATCAAACGTCTGTCGTGAAATTTTAAGCATGTTCATCTCGGGCAAAATTCCAGAAGTTTCCTCATGCCAAAGGCTGATTAATTTAGGGGCATCAAGGGAGTCCGAATCATTAGCCCGCGGCAGCGAAATGGGGGCGCTTTCTCTTTCCCTTTCTTTAATACTTTCTTTCTCTTTCTTTCGGGAGTTATCCACAGGATTCAATACAGTGTTTTCATTATCGAAAGCACCACTTAAATTTTGCTCAGGTAGCCCATTTTGAACCAGTAAGTGGTTCATTTTGAACCGGTAGGTAGCCCATTTTGAACCAGTAAGTGGTTCATTTTGAACCGGTGGTGGTTCATTTTGAACCGCCTCAAATTCAATGTGATTGTAAAAAGTTTCATAGCCAGAGCCGTCTCTGCTGATTAATTTTAAATCATAAAGCCTAGCAATAGACCTTTGAACTGTAGACCTGCCGAATTTTTTATAAAGCTCGGATTGCCGTTTTAAAAGTGGGACTGTATTTTTTATATACACCCATAGCACGCAATCAAACGGGGTTAGATAGTTTTCGGCCATGGCATCGAAAAGCCACAAAGGAAACTTTGCATAGCCGTTTAGTTTATTTTTTTCGGTTGACAAAAAAACCTCCTTTTGATTTTAGGAGGTCTAGGATACAATCCTATCATTGGACTTTCCTCTTTTAGTCTGATCAAACCCCTAAGATGCCTTCTTGAGGGGATTTTTCTTTAAATTTTCCCCACCCTACCACAAATTTTATTTCCGCTCGACGGATTTTTAACGCCCATAGAGCTAGACGCCAAATATTTTGAACTATCTCAAAAGCGAATAGGCAAAGTTTTGCCGCCTGTTGTATAATCTTAGGAAACCCATGAGGATCTCTAAATGGAACACCTTCCCGAATTAATACTAGGGCTTTTCGTCGGAACGATTGGCTGGTTAGTTAAAGATAAAATGGCTGGAGTTAAAGAGATTGACATGAAGCTCAGTGACAAGATCGACAAGCTTTTGGAAATGGTTTATGAGCTTAAAGCTGCCATCAAAGGAATAGACGATCTGACCAATAGGATGAACAGGGCAGAACAGCGGCTAGAAAGTCTTGAGAGGCTTAAACATGACTGAGGCAGAGCTTCAGAAAGCCTGCATCGCTATGCTGAATGAGTCAGGGCTAGTTCATTGGCGAATACCGCTAGGACAGTCAGGAATGCACGGCAAGGCTTCAGGCAAGTCAAGCTGCATTGGTTTCCCTGATCTCTGTGGGATCACAACCACGGGCTTATTTTGGGCCGTAGAATTGAAAACTTCTCAGGGAAGGCTAAGGCCTGCCCAAGTTGTTTGGCTTGACAGGCTGGCGGATTCTGGCGCTGTGGTGAGAGTGATCAGGTCGGTAGGCGAGTTTGCTGCTTTTGTGACAAATCTTAAGGGTTAGAAGCATCCTTTTTGAAAAGAACGTCATGCTTAAGCTCTTCATTAGATTTGGATTCTTTTTTAGGTCATTTCTGGTAACGAAATAGCCCGATGAATAGCCGTCTGGAACCCAAGCCGCCAAGGTTTTGTCATTGTAGTTTCTAAAGACTATGGCCAACTTTGGCGCAAGCATTTTTTTCATTTCTCGGCGGGCCTCGGCTAAATCTTTCACGAACATGATTTTCATTTATTTTTCCTTTCCGAAAAAGTTCAATATCTTGAAAAAAATCACCGTAAATGAAAAGAAAATCAGAACAATCTTAAGTAAAAAAAATAATTCAAGTAGCGAGTCGCTCATTTTAATCTCCTGTTTATTTATTAACCAGCACTCCCTGGTTATAATACACTCATCGTCAAAAGCAAGAAATTCTTTAGAACTTTCTTTTTAGGCTGAAAGCTGAAACAAAAACAGGGCCTTAAAAAAGGCCTGCTTGAATTTCGGTGAATTTTGTTGTATTAAGGCTTAAAGTGAGTCTGCCAATCTAACTTTTTAAACCTAGCCCTGCAGCTAGGCATTTTATCTTCAGGAATGATCATAAAATTACCATGCCAGTTTTCCTGGCAGATCTTTAGATAAACCTCGAGCTCATCAGCAACAGGCGAGGAGTGCCAAATTTCCCCGCCGTCTTGAGCATACAGGTTTCTTACAAGGTAATACATCATTTAAATATCTCTTTTATGCACATTCCACTTCCTAGTTGGATCAAAAAAACTTTCAAATTCTGCCACCTCTTTTTCTGATAGTAATCCAAACCTTAAAAGCCTAACCAATGTTCTCGCTTTTACAAGCTGCTCAAATGGAATAGATAGCGCAACAGAAGACGCCCTCAAATATTTTAAAGAAGGCAACACAATAGCGCGCTCTATATTCGAGATATAAGGCGATGAAACGCCGATTATTCCACTCAATTCAGTTACAGAAAGGCCTTTCATGATTCTTTGTCTTTTTAGATAGGCATGTAATGGAATATCAAAAGGGTATTTGACTGAGATCGACATCTTCAAAAGCTCCCGCCTGGAATGGTTGAGGAGCTGTTAAATCAGCGCCTTTTTTGTTAAAGCCTTGAGTAAACTGTGGGCTTGTTGTCGCTTGCTCAGTTTCTTTTTTGTTCTTACCAAATTCAAAACGCTCAACCACCATGATAGTCTTAGACTGCTTTTGACCATCCTTTTCCCATGATTCAGTCTGTAGGCTGCCTGAGAAAATGGCCTGATCTCCGACCTTCACATAGTTGCCTAGAGTCTCAGCTGTCTTAGAGAAGGCCTTGAAGTTAAGCCAGTCTGTATGCTTCTCACCCTTCACTTGCCGATTAGAGGCAATGGAGCCCTCGGCTATGATAGTGCCGTTTTGTAGAGATTTGATTTCTATTCGGCCGATAGTGCCGATTGCTACGATGTTAAACATTTTCCTCTGTCTCCTTTTCAGTTGTTTCTACATTACGGCCGTTTAAAACGAATTGGGCAAATTTAGCCATGACTTTGTGATCGCCAGTTATAAACCATCTCAAATACTGCAGCTCACGATCTCTTTGTGATAGCTGATACTTCAAAGAATCGACCGCATCCTCAAGATCTACTTGCCGATGGCTTTTTAAATCCCAGTCGCCCATTATTTCACCCTTTCGCCAATTCTGCCTGCTCTTTGGCTATTCTTAGATTTGTTTCTTTTGCATGAAGTTGCGCTTTCGCCTTCGCGTATGCTGGAACGTCCCACTCTTCTAAAGGCTTGCCCTGATTTGATGCTATTAGCTGAGCCTCTGATACATTTAGGGTAGCTGCTTGACTTATTAAGTCGACTATTTGTGTGTTGTTTATAAGAGCTGGCTTTGGAAGGGTAGTCGGTGCCCTAGTAATCTGCCTTTCAGGAGTGGCCCTGTCTTGAGCGCCTGCATTGCCGTCATCGTCATCGCTCACTAGAGAAATGGCCGCCGATAGGCAGTAGCGCCTTGCGTAGCTGATACTCGAACCTACAGCCTGCGGGTTGCTTGGATCTTTAACGGGAAAGTTGGCCTCCGAGCTAATCCATTCACCGCTTGAATGCCCGAGCATGGTGATTAGGTTTATGCCCTTCTCTGAAGTTGACACCCATTGAGATAGGGATAGGCCATTGGAGCTTAACGGCTCTCTGATGGCATCCCAGCAGCTAGCAAGGTCTGAATACTTGCTTTTAAAATGAGGGTTAGTGGAGTCCTTTTTAGCCGCTGAGATCTTGCCTTGCGCCTTGGCTAAGGCTGTTAATAGTTCTTTGATGCTTTCTGATTTGATCATTTTTTGATTCCTACTTTAAGGGATGTTTTCTGAACCAGCTCGGCCAACCCAAGCGCCACCTTATCACCCGACTCAATGCCCTCTTTCAAGGCCTTTTTGTCCCATGAGAAGGATATTTTAGAGGCTACAAAGTTAGGGTAATTCAGAGAGTCAGCCGCATCTGCTTCTCGCCTTGTTATGACAGAGGCAGGGTTTTTCTTGATCGTCATTTGAAAGGCATCTCCAGTCAGCTTCTCAAAGTTGTTCGACTCGATAGAATGCTTTAAATAGCCTTCAAAACGCTCTTTTCTGGCCTCTATCTGCTTGGCTAGGTCACTAAACTTTTTGGAGTAGTCTTTGGCCCTAGCGATTTCATCGTCTAAAGAATCTAGGTATTGAGCACAGCCATCGACCTTGGAAGGCAGGGCTTTGATGATAGCTTGCAAGGCTTCTATAGAGACCTCTTCAGTTTCAGACCTGTCTAATAGTTCAACCATATACCTTAATGGCATATCGCCGGTTCTTAAAAACTTGTCGCTAGATTCATTTAAAGAATTCATTGTAAACCTCCTCTATTTTAGCGTGATACTTAACCGGCACCACGCCGCGTTTAGTCCAATTGTCTATAGTTGATGTGCTAACCAGGCCTATGCGGTAAGCAAGGTTTGATTTCGGCGTTTTGGCTAGTAATCGCCTTATTTTATTAAGCATTTTTCAGAGCTCCGACTACCGAGAGGATTCAGCTTTGTAAAGTATTTATAACCAGAATCGCTAATCGTAGCCTTATAACGCTCAAAATAATCGACGTGCACATACCCATTTAGGAAGCAAACCGCAATAAAATCAATATTACTGTCTTCTTTTTGTCGCTCCGAAACTGGCTGAGCCTCTAAAGTGCCATTTGGTTTTTGTCTAACCTTTTTTAACTCAACATTAAATGCCTGTTTTTTGCCAATTACAACCATATCAGGCCCGATATCGCTAGGCTCTGGCCTTTCTAGCACACTAAAACCAAAAGACCTAAATACGGCCGCCGCGTTTTCCCAGTCATCTTCCATGTTTTCGTCCTCTTAAATATTTTGATTGAATTTTTTCAATCAACAGGCTAATCAGTTACCATTAATAAAACGGAGAATCAAATGAAAAAAATACTCTATTACCTAAAGCCATGGCCCACGCAAATTACCAAAGACGGCATCATACTTGACGCTGCGCTGCTAATGAGGTTGACGAGATGAATCTTATTGAAACCTTAGTCTGGTCAATACCAGATCATGACTATATTAGAGGCTTAATTGACGCCGATCAAATTTCGGCCATTGTCGAAGTAAAGAATCAATTTCATCAAGCAGATATTTTAAATAAAGAAAAACCAAAAACAGAGGTTGTTTTGTCTGGCCAGCATTCTTTTTTCTTAAGGGAAAGCTTAGACGAATTTTTAAACGCCGCTAGAAAGGCGAGAATATGATTGAGCTAATACCTATTTCAGAATTTGACACCCGCCAAGATAGGGTGCAAGTTCAAGTCTTAGTTTCAGCGGTTTACGATGGTTGTGGAGGCTTTGAAACTCATGGGCTTGGTGCAAAGTTGCGCCCGACACATTTTACAAAGAAAAAGACGCTTGAAATTAAGCTCAACGATTATTTTGAGCGCCTAGCTGGCCCGCACCTAAATGGGCGCAGTAATATATTGCTAGGAGAAATACGACAGAGCGTTATAAAAATAGCCAAAGAGCACCACGAGGCAAAAAATGATTAAATTCATAGGATGCATTGTAGTCCTGGTCCTTTTGCTAATAGGCGTAGCGGTGTATACCTGCAAGGTTATTCGAGGGGATTATGAATAATAGAGATAGAATTTACACGAGAGAAAAAGTAAAAGCTGCTTTAGATCGGCATGAGGAAAGAGCAGCAGTAGCACTAGCTTTAGATTGCTCGGTTAGCACAGTTTCAAGATTGATTGATAAAACTTTTCCTGATTTGAAGCATTTGGCTAAGTGGAAAGTTAAAAGCAAAAAGATTTGGGGATACTAAGGAGGTGGAGAAATGAGCGAGTGGCCGAAGATATACAAAGTAAGGGACGTTGGTGTATTGGTTAAGCTTGAAGACTTCGAGAGGCTTTTAGAATTTGCAATTTCAGCGATTCAGGCAGCCGGTCAAACTGACAGAGATCGCGAGGCTATTAAGCATGATATTATTGAAACGATTCAAGATAGAATTTGGAGAGATAAAAATGGAAACGTGGCCGATTAGATTTGATACAGTGAAAGACATGCCTGAAGCTATGAAAGTTTCTACATACGGCCAATTTGTAGAATATGAAGACTTTGAGAGGCTTTTAAATTATGCTGCAAGAGAACTTACTTGGGACGATGAAAAGATAGATAGGCTGAAGAGTAGCATTTTACACAGACTTTCAAAAGAGGCAGAAAATGACTGACAACTACATGGTAACTTTGGACGACATTTCAAAAGACATTAAAGTCGGGAATAAAGCTACATTCAACGGCGCTTGTGGCGTAAAGATCGACAAAATCGAAATTTTTGTTGACGGCTTCAAAATAGGAGAAGCTAAAATTCTAACAGGAGCAGGCCCGATAACCTGGAACAGTTGGACGCTTGAATATTCATTCACGAATGGTGGGCATAGATCTCTATTGCTTACTGCAAAATCTAAGGGCGAAGTAGTATTGAATAGGTTTCAGAAATTTGACGTTGCATCTGAAGTGGTTGTTAAGCCAAATGAGTCTACGGGCAAAAAGTTTCCTGTGACCATCATAGAGTCTAAGATCCAGCATACCGTCAGATGGAACATGGACTTAAAAGGACTTATTGTTCATTTTACGGCCAGTAATGCAGCGGCAAAACCCTACGATGTAATATCGGACGGCAATACAGCCGAACCAGATTTGACCTATTGGGTGATGGATTACAATGGCGATGTCTACAAAACCCACGAGCTTAATGAGGGTGGCTACCACTGTGCTTCCGAAGAACACAGATGGAGCTTAGGCATTGAGGTAATGACGCCAGGTAAGCTTTCTGAGCGCAATGAAAAACTGTACTATTGGTATGATGCTCGAAGGGAAAACGCGCCAGAATATCCTAGAGAAAAAGCCAGATACTTCAAACAACAGCCAACACAATTTTTAAATGGCAAGACAGTTGGGCCGCAAACAGGCGGCTGGTATGTTCCTTACACTGATGCCCAAGAAAAAGCCCTAGTCGGACTTGTGCAATACTTGAAAGACAATTGCAAAAACTTCAGTATTGACAGGGTGTTAGGTCATGACGAGGTGCTCCCCGATTACCGTGATGATCCTGGCGGTTCACTGTCTATGAGCATGAAAGATTTTAGAGAGTACCTTAAAAAAGTGATAGTGTAGAAATTTAAAGCTTTAATGATATAATCCCCTTAAACCAAATGAGGGGATTTTTTATGTCTAAACTACTAGCCACCGCCATGCTTTTAACTTGCACTTTTGCCCAAGCCTCTACTGGCTACTTCCTCGTTAGGGATAAGAAAGTTGGTTTGAAAATTGACCAAGAGCTTTTAAGCTTCTTAGACTATGAAGCTGAGTTTCTAGTGAACAAATATAATTTTCTCAATACGCAATCAATCAATCTCTATTTGCCTAACGAGACTAAGATCGGGTTAGCTTTAGAGTTTAGATCAAAACTTAGAGAAGATGAAAAGGCTACATATAATTACTTTTTGTCAGCAGAGACAAAACTTTGGTAATCGGTTAAAATAAATTAAATCAAAAGCCTTTCGACTATGCGGGCCTTGCCCTAGCGGACTGGCTCCCAAGGCTTAAACCCCCTTGGGATTTTTTAAATTGTGCCACCATTGGAGGCAAAAATGCTTTACTTAAAAGATGAAGTTTTTGAAAACCTATTTGTCTATGAATTAAACAGATGGTCAACAGAATACGGCGCTAATCGTGCTCCCCATGAACAACTTCTCGGCGGTAGAATTTGGGATGCTTGTCAAAAATTCCAGATTAAAAATATCTTAGCAATTTGGGCTTACGGCGCGACTAAAACTCTTTGGTTCTCAACAGTCGCTAGAGACCGTGAAGGTCAAATAGCTTGGGCAGAAAAGATCGCAGAGGAGTATTCTAGAGTCGGAGATATTCGCTTAATGTCTGATCTCACATTGGCAGATATCAAGACTATGGAACTAGTTTGGGCGCAAGCAGCCTCAAGGTTAAATACCTATGCGGCAAATAAAATACCTAATCCAAAACTCCCAGACCCAAAACAGCCGATACCCGAGCCGGTGAAAAAAAAAGAAGAAGAAACCGATCCGAGAGAACCGGAAAAACCTGTCGATAAAGCTAAAGAAGAGGCTAAACAAGTGGAGCCAAAGAAGTCAGGAACGATGAAGATAATCGGCGTTATTGCTGGTGCGCTTGCTGCCATCGTGGCGTGGCTTCCTATTCCTGCTGCGATTAAAGCGATTGCCAGGGTAATATTGTCGGCTATTGCCAGCATCTTTAAATAGCAGTAAAATAGCCCTACACACAAATAAGAGGTTTTTATGAAAGACGTACACGAGTCTAAAGAAGCAATCGTAGCCCTAGTAGTACTTGGTAGCTACGTTGCAAAAGCTGGGAAAGATGGATTCGATTTGTCAGACTTGACTGATCTAGTCGCTAAACTTTTCAACGATGCTAAATTCAGAGAATTGCTTGAAGCCGGAGTTAAGGGTTCAGGTGAGATTCCAGAAGAGCTCAAGGATTTAAGCGGCGCTGAAGCTGTTGAGCTTGTCGCAGCCCTTGTCGATGCTCTAAGAAAATGATAAAATAGACAAACACAACCTGTCGGGCCCGCCTTCTTTGAGGGTGGGTTTTTTCTTTTCAAAAAGGTTATAATTATCAAAAAGGGCAAAGCATGATGATCTTAAGACTTCCAATGCTAGACCGATTTATATACATCAATGCCTCGAAGATACTCTGGTTTGAAGAAACAAAAACAGGCTGTACAGAATTACACCTAGATAGCGGAGAATCTCACCTGCTGGCTATCTCGCCTGAAGAATTACTCCACTTCATGAATGAGCCAGCCGAAGAGGAAAGCAGGCAGCTAACCACTTCGGATCTTCAAAGCATATTTAAATAGCTACTTAATCTTATTCGCCTTCTCAAGCTCAAGGCCAAAGTTGTGCTTAATCGCCTCTGGAGTTGCAGCGTTGCCTTGCTTTTGGATGCCTATATAGACCTTATTAAATGCTGTCTTTTCTGGAAGTGTCATATCTTTGTAAGCCTTGCCAATCGCTTTTTGCATGTCCGCAGCCCTTGCCTCTTGTCTGATCATGAAAGCCGGAGTTTCATTAATCGCCTCTTGCAATACAGTGCCGTCTTTGCCTCTCATAGACCTTTGAAGGTTTTGAATAGCTAAGGCTGAAGGTCCGCCTTCTCTTTGAAGCTGATTTAAAGAGTCGCTGCTTTGCTTTTTCTCAAAAATCTTGTTAAACTGATCTAAAAAAGCTTGTGATTTTTTCCTTACATCGGGATCTTTTGCGTTATTTGCAAAATCCTGAAGCCGATCTAGTCCGTCTCTTAAACGGTTAGCTTGATCGCTGTTTCCAAAGGCCCGCTTGAGTTTATAAGGGTCTACATCGCCCTTTATTTCAGCATTTTTAAAGATCATTTCATTTAGTTTTGATGCAGTGCTATAGGCCTGGTCGGCCTCAACCTGCGAGGGCACTTCTTTTAAAGCACCGTCAATAGCGGCCCGATAGTCTTTTAAAAACTTTTCGCCAATGGGGGACTTTTTATTGTCCTTTGACCAATTAATACCAGAGTCTAAAAGCTCTCTTGCTTTTTTAAGGCGCTCATACTGCTCGGCCGCACTTACTTCACCATATCCAGCCCCTTTAGTAAAGCCACGGTCTACGTCGCCTATGCCTTGGTAAATAATTTTCTCGGCTTGCTTGAAATAATTTACAGCGCCGCCGCCAACCACGTCCTTCATGTTATCAAAGTTTTCAGCGGTTTTCCTTGACGCATCGACCACGTTGCCTATGGTGACGTTTTCAAACATATCCGAGGCCTCGGCCTTGGCCTTTCCGAACAAGCTGCCAGCGTCTTTAAAAATAGCCTTTTTGGCATCGCTTGCTAGTGGGGTTATGTCTTTTGCCTCTTGGGTTAGGTCCATTGACCTCAGAGCCTGCCTTTCGTCTGGGGGCATAGCCAAAAATCTTTGCTTAGCTTCAGTATTACCGCCAGCTTGCCTGGCAACCCAACCAGCAACCTCAGAATCACCATCATTCAGCTTTGTTATGATGTACTCATCGTCCGATAGGTTGTTTAGGAAGCTTAAATATGCCTTGGCTTGATCTTGTGGAATAGAACCATCCTCGACCATTCTGGAAATAGACTTAAAATCGGTTAATTTATTGTTATAAATAAAATCAGAAAACTCTTTTTGAGCATCTGCAGATTTTAGTGTTTCTTTTACTCCGTCCCATAGCTTTTTAACTTGATTTAAACCTGGAATAAAATCGGGCTTTGATTCCTTCATGCCCTCTCTAAAGGCAGTGATCTCACCTGATACAGATTTCCTAGCAGCGTCACTTGCTGGCTCAATCCAATCGCCAAGCTTGTTTAAACCAATCTTTTTTGCGCCTTTTGAAACAATATCTCGCCCGCCCTCTATTGCAGCGGGAGCAACCCTACCAATAGCACCGCCAATAGCGCCCGTTCCAGCTCCTATCAAAGTGCCTTTTGCTACATCGCCAACCACTTCATTAGGATCAGTATTTTCGCCGTAGCCTTGGACGCCGCCCAGTACGCCGCCTGCCATGATGCCCTTGCCCACTGCAGTAGCTAAGGTTTTGCCAGCCGATCCGACAATTGAAGGGGAAGCTACGCCGCCTAACAGACTTCCAGTAAAATAACTTCCAGGGTTTTGCTTTTGCCCTTCGCTTTGTAGGTTTCTTATTTCGTTTTTATCGCCGCCTAGTCCGCCAATTATTTCATCGGCAAAGCCTAAGCTCATGGCATTTCCAGCGCCCAAAGCAGCCGATTGAAGCTTACTCAATTCAGGCTTAGTAGGATTGGCCTCAATTTGTTTTCTCTGATCATAGACGTTTGAAAACTCAAACTTGCCCGTTTTCATGGCATCTGTAATCTCATCGGCAGGGATGATATATTCAGTGCCATCATTCTTAGCTTTCATCCTATAATTCTCGGTGAATTTTCCCGTAGCAAGCGCCTCATCCCTTTCAGCGTCAGGGATATCGTAAAGAGTACCATCATTGATTGCTTTTAATGTGACTGGCATTATTTATGATTCCTCCAATCGGATTTAGGAGCTGCTTGCCCTGGAGATTTCACGTCATTCAAAAGATCGCTTCCTTGCTTGCCCTGAACTGGTTGCGCCCTCATAAAAGGCTGATCACCAAAAACAAGGGAA